GGATACTGATGGACTTACAAGACTTAAATAGAATCGTTCAGAATAACAAAAATGTTTCATTCATAAAGGGAATTATGAATGGGATTTACAATAGAAAATTGTTGATAGGGGAATACGATGGGGACGTGATTGTTTATACAGGTTCATATAACGAGGCCGTAAGAAAGAACGATTATATTGAGTTTAGCTCAAATGATGATGCTCAATGGTTTGTTGATAACTATAAGGATTATGGAAAAGAAAAAACGATGGAAGAGATGAGTCAAAGAGAATTTGAAGGGGCAAGACAGACAAACTCCGTTAAATGGAAATATTCAGGGATAGTGGAGAAGATAAGTTGAATAAAATAGTTTCTCATAACACTATATGGCCCACGAAACTTGTCCATGATGACTTCTATTCTGCCGTCATTATAGAAGATTATATGAAGTATAAACCTAAGCCTGAAAAGGATGTTCTTTTAATAATAGGCGATGCAACAGGAGTTCTAAAGGATTTAGAGGATTGGTATAAATTGGCAGAAGGGATAGTTGAATACGATACCATGTGTGTAAACTATGCTCCTATGATTTGTCCTCACCCCATTCAGCACTATGCAGCCGGGGATGCTCACATGAAGGATATGCAGGAGATAGCCAAGAATCTTCCTTCCAATGTGGTAAAACACGCATGGAATCCAGGTTGCAAGCACTTTGATATTCGTTGGATGCGTAATGGTAGGGGAGGATGGAATGGGACCAGTGGAAATTTGGCGTTTAAGATTGGTCTTGCTTTTGATTATACTCGGATTATACTCGCTGGTTGTCCTATGGATAACTCAGGGAATTGGTATAAACCGTTAATTCCATCGAATGATGAGAAAGCTAACAAAGACCATCGGGCACATCTCTGGAAATGGATGGAAATAGCTTGCAGGCCCGTCTCCAGATTTGTTCGTTCGATGAGCGGAAACACAAAGGATCTCTTGGGAAGACCAAGCCGGGAGTGGTTATGCCATCTCCCAGACGACCCTGAAAAGGAGGATGTATGTCAGACGAATTAGTTGTTGCTGAAGGACAAGTTATTGAAAGTACCCCTGCAATTACTGATCAGGTTGCAACGGGAGAGGAGATTGTAAACCAGCCTCCTGATCCTATCGCAATGAAGGCTGAGATAGAAAGACTGGAAGCGATAAGAAAAAAGGCTGAGGAAGATTCTCGCTATTGGAGGCAAGAGAAAGCAAAGTCAAGGGCTGACTATTTCAGGAGCAGAGGGGAAGAACAGAAACCACCTTCTCCCCCGGTGGAAGACCTTGGAGTAGGAGCACCCCCTAGTAAAGAAAACTTTGATGATTACGACAAATTTCTCGATGCCAAAATTTCTTACGAGACACTTAAGGCAAGAATCCAGTGGGATAGGGAACAGACAAAGAAAAATGCTGAAGAAGCTCAGAGGCAGAGAATAAGTACCCTGCAAGAGAAGATCAATCTGGGATTTCAGGAATTTTCAGACTTCGAGGAAGTAGCGATGGGTGAAACCGTTCCTATTACCCCAATGATTATGGACGTTCTTGCCGAGACTGAAAATGCTCATCGTGTGGCTTATTACTTGGGTAAGAACCGGGCCGAAGCGATTCAAATCTCAAGAATGACACCGATACAGGCTGCTCGTGCGATAGCGAAAATCGAAATGTCAATAGCAAAAGGGGAAGGACTCCCCGTACAAAAAACAACAAGAGCCCCCGAACCAATTAAACCTTTAGGTTCGATAGGGCCAGCAGGATCGAAAGATCCAGCAGAAATGACCCAAAGAGAATACGAGGCTTATATGGAATCGAAAGGGGCCAGAAGGAGATAAAAGATGGCTTCAACCAATATACTATTAACCCCTACCATTATTGCAAGAGAAGCGTTAAGGCTTCTCAAGAACAATTTGGTAATGGGTAGTCAGGTTTATCGGGCTTATGAGTCCGAATTTCCTGGTTCTCCTAAGAAGGGCGGAACCGTCACGATTAGGAAACCTGTGAAATTCTTGGTCACAAAGTCTCGGACGAGGGCAACCTCAAATATTAGTGAACAAAGTATCACCTTAACAGTTGCAACACAGGCCCATGTGTCCTGGGACTTCACGGCTGTGGACTTAACCCTCAGCATTGAAGAGTACAGCTCACGCTACATTGCTCCTGCTGCTGCAATTCTTGCCAACACGGTTGATGCAGACTTATGCGAGTTGTATAAGGACATCTACAACGTGGTTGGGTATGAGGACACCGGGTTTATCACTCCTCATACGTTTATGGTCATGGGTAGAGCCATGCAGAGAATGGATGAAGAGGCTGTCCCGGCTGAGGACAGATGTATTGTTTTCAATCCTGCGGCTCATTGGGGAATCGCCAATGCGCTTACAAACCTTTATACACAGAATCCTGCGGAACAGGCATTAAGGAAGGGTTTTCTTGGAAGGATTGCAAACTGTGATGTCTATATGGATCAGAACATTAAGACTCACACCGTTGGTTTTTTCCATGACACGGATTCCGCTTGGACAAGTGCTGTAAGTATGGGTTCAACTGCTGGTGGAATGCTTACAGCGTGTTCAACGGGTACTGTTCCTTCTGGAACAACGGCAGTTCTTATGTGTAACTTTAGGGCAACTGTCGGGACTAACCTTCTGGCAATAGGGGACTGGTTCTCAATCCAGAATGTCTATGCGGTCAACCCTATGTCCGGCGAATCAACGGGTAGTCTCCGTCAGTTCGTTGTTACGGCTGGTGTTTCAGCCATTGGGACTGATACAGCATCAGCGAACAATATCAAAACAGTTCACATTTCTCCCATCATAAAGGACACCGGGCCGTATAAAACGGTCAGTACGGTTCCCGCTGGTGGTTCTCTTGCGTTTTTCTGGGAAGCTCCTGGAGCAAGCATTCCTCAGAATCTTGCATTTCACAGAAATGCTTTTGCTCTTTGCATGGTTCCCCTTGAGAAACCCGATGGAGTTTCTTTTTCCAGTACGGTTTCTGATAGTGGATACAGTATTCGGATAGTCAAGGACTACGACATTGATTCGGATACGGAAGTCATAAGATTGGACATCCTATATGGTGTCAAAACAATTTATCCTGAGATGGCAGTTCGTATTACAGGCCTTACGGGATAAGGGTAATTATGTCAGGAAGAATGGAAGCATTTCTTCCAGAAAACAAAAAAAAGGAACCCAAGTCGAAATTTATTTGGGAATTCGATGGTATGTTTTCTCCCGGCAGGGCGCCTTCTTACCCTGCCTGGAGATACCATAAAGTGAACGAACCTGTTCTTGTCAAGAATACAGAAGAGGATGAGAAGTACAAACTGCAAGGCTACGACGCTCCATGGACTACCATGATTTCCAATAACCAATTAATAAATTGGTATTGGGACCTAGAAGATATGAGTGCCAAGCAACTGTCAGTATTTGCCATGGAAGAGTATGGGATAGACTTACCGGAAGAATGTGGACAGGAAAGATTAATGAAAGCTATCATGGAATTAGGGAGAGAAGCACCACAGAATCAGGGAAGGATTGTTTTAATGGCTCTTACAATCCAAATGAACTATGATGCTACTCTTGCTGAAATTAGTAAGATTTCCGATAAAGGAATGTCTGAAAATGAAAGGAGTTATGTAGAGATATGACACAGATAGTATCTACTGAAGATGGTTTGGTTGTCATGCTAGTTGACACTATGGTTGATGAAAAGCCCATGAAAACTGTCATTTCTTGGAAACCGAACATTGCTATCAATGTGGCTAGGGATATTATAAAACTTGCCGATGGAATTTTAAAGAAGGAGTTAAAATCGTGAGTGAAACAGCACATACTCTAATCAAGGCTGCTTTAAGGTCTATTGGTGTAATTGCTACGGGGGAGACTCCATCCGCCGAAGAACTTACAGATGGATTGGAATGCCTTAGATTGATGCTCCGACACTGGGCAGATAAGAACATAAGAATCTATTACACGATAGAAACATCTAAGGAGCTTGACGGTTCAGAATCCTATACAATAGGATTGGGTGGTGACATAAATATAGCAAGGCCGTCTGGGATAAAGAGAGTGTATATAAAGGATGACTATGGAAATGAGGAAGATATAAGTTTTCGTTACAATGCCGCATATCCAACAGGAACTATCTACATTGATAGCACTCTTACGGGTACGGCATACATAGAATCCTTCAAGCAGTTTACGGAGCCAAATGTTATCACTTCAACGATAAGCTTTCCTCCAGGTTATGATGAGGCGATTAAATGGAATTTGGCCGTAAGGCTTGCTCCTGAGTACGGTAAGGAACCTTCTGGTATAGTGATGTCATTAGCCTTAAGTGCTTTAAGTGATATAGAATCCAAGAATTTTAATGATCAAACAAGACCAGTCAGACTTGAAGTTGCGGAGATATACTAATGGTAGAAGGGACTTTAGGTAGAAATTTGTGGTTAAAAAGAACCTATGCAGGGGTTGATACAAAGAATGCTGATAATCCAACAAGGGTAGTTGTTCCATCTGGTGTTACATGGCTTCTTTCAGAATCCTTTGATGGTGCATCTTCTTGTGCTGCTACTTACACCTCAAACTGTGACAACACTTGGACGGTTGTAACTGGAGTCCCTGATTTCGACTATGCTACATCTCCTGCTCCGATTGAAGGGTCATACAGTGCACACTTACCTGGTTTTACGAATGGTGCTACAATATCTATTTATAAATCTTTTACTCCCACGGTAGGTCAGCAACAGGAAGTATATTTCCA